CCTACGACCCCGACGTGTCCGTCGTTACGCTCCCCGGGTCCAGGACCGGGCGGACGTCCCGGGCCCCCTGGAACACTGCGAGCAGGCATTTCAACCCCAGGCGGCGCAGGAACAACGTCAGGGGCGTTCTCCGGGACGGCCTCATCGGGTACCGCCTTGGCGATATCGACCGGGGTCTGCCCTTCGGAGTCCCCGGTGGCGACGGCGAGGATGTTGAATCCGCCCTGACCGTCGGGATCAACCTTGGTAATCCGCAGCGGCTGATCCCGTCCTAGGATGATCTCCTTGGACGGCTGGGACGTATTGGGGATGATGCCCTTGGTCCCGGCCGGAGCGGCGATCGTCATGGTGACCGTGCCGGGGCGGCGCGGGTACGGGGTGCCGATGTTGGTGGACGTGTAACCCTTACTGGTGACCAGTTTGCCGGTCAGTTCTTCGATCTGGCCGATGTTCTCCGCAGACAACCCGAACGATTCGGGGCTCATCGTCCTGGACAGGATCAGATCATCGGGCAGCGGTTTCATGGCTGCGTCGATGGTCTTCACATCCGGATCGGAAGTGTCTCCGGCCTGTAGTTTCGCGTTGACCTGGGAGAAGCCACGCAGAAACCGGTCGATGGCCGGTTTCCGGTTGGCGAGTGTCCGGTCGGACCGGGACACCGAGTGAACATAGTTCTGGGCTTCAGCGTCCGAGGTGAAGGTGCGCGGGTTGAACTTGTCCAGCAGCGCCATGATCTTGTTCACGACACCTTCGGCCATCTTCCACGAGTTGCGGAAACGGCCGTGACTGTCGCGAGGGTGCAGCAGTTCCTCTCTGCTACCCCATGCGCTACCTGCGCCCACCTGCTACCTCATTCTGCGGTTTCAGCCTCCCGGCCCCCCAGATATAGGAGTACTGCGGGTTATGCGACCGGGGTTGGAACCGTGCCCTTTCCGGTGTCTTCCGTTACCTGGTACGGGGCTGCGGTGTCCATCTGCCGGGACAGGATTGCCTGATCACCATACAGAGGATCTTCGCCCGGGTCGACGACACCTTCCTGCCCGGTCGCCGTCGCGAACTCGTACAGGTCCTTCGCACGCCGCCACTGGTTCCACTGCTCGTGGTCGTCGATCACAGCCCTCATCTCCCAGGCAAGATCTTCCTGTTCCTCGCTCATGCCGTACTCCTGCTCCTCGGCGTCCAGTTCCTCGAACTCGATGTCCGGGTCTGCGATCACAGTGCCTGCGGCGACCAGGGCTAGCCGGTCGTCCCCGTCCATGGCGAAGACCGGAAAAGCGGGGACGTTAACCGCCAGTGCCGCCGTAAGCTCCAGGTTGCCGTCCAGCGCCCGCCAGTCACCCGAGAGCGGCGAACGACGTAGCTTCGCAACTTTCCGCTCGTCCGCTTCAGGTACAACCGCACCGGCCAGAACCGGCCCGAACTGGTCTTCGTAGGCACGTACCACCGCCACTTCGTCGCCGGTGTCGTCGTAGTGGATTGCAGCGGCACGGTAACCCAGGTTGATACCAGCATGACGAGTATCCATGACGATCTTGCCAACTCGGACCGCCTCCCCCTCTGCCGTGAATACGGTACCGAGGTGGAACGGTTCATAGTCCTTCTTGCTGCGGGGGGCCAGGACGCACGAGTTCATGCCCACGTCACGGTGGCAGGTGTCCCAGGCTGCCAGGTGACCGTAGACGCGACCGCTTGACTCCACTACAAGTGGCGTGAGCTTGTTCAGACTCGGCTTCTCGAACCAGGCCTTCGGCGGGTACGTCAGGTCGACGGCCATCTCACCCTTGGCCTGCTCGGAGATCTGGATACCAGCCTTCTTCGCCGCCGCAACGATCTTCGCCTTGATGGCTTTGACCTGCTCCGGCGTGTACTCTCCCGCGTTCTCCGGGACATTGATGTAGCTCCACGCTGCACGGATGTGCTCCGGGGTGTCGATCGGGTAGCGCTTCTTGTTGTCGCGGTAGCCGGGGTCGGCGTAGGTCACGTCCCCGTACGGCTCAGCCTTATCTGCCATGGCGAACTGACCTCCGTCTTCTCTCGCCTCTTGTACCGCTGGGCGGTCCCAGGGTGCGCGAATGTTCGCGTCGTTGAATGTCTTGGCCATCTCCGGGTAGATCGCGGAAATGACCCCCCGCAGATGGTTCTTTTCCTCGTCCGGAATGTCGGGCAGGCCACCGTGGGCACCGGACAGCAGTGCCGCTGCCGCATAGATCGCGTGGTACACCATGGTGGGCTGACCGGAGATGATGTCCCCGAACGGCAACCGGTACGAGGTCGGGTCACTGGGTGACTTCGATTGGTCCCGCCACATGAACATCTTGTTCAGCAGCTTCGGGTCGGGCATCTGGCCACCCTGCGCCGACCACTGGGTGATCCGCTTCACCGCGTCGTCGTTGTCGAACACGGCCTCACGTGGCGCGAGTGGCAGTCCCTGCCAGCCTTTCGCGTTCACTGCAGCGGTCAGCGCGTAGTCGTCGCAACCGCAGTCGGCGTCGTCTTCGGCGTACTCCCACGGCATGTCGTCGTCGTCTTCGAGGTAGTCCTCGTCACCCAGGTCGCGAATACGCATCGGGGAGAACGCGGGAATGCTGACCAGGGTGGCTCCCCCCATCACGTATTCGATGAGGTGCGCGACACCGGTTTCCGGGTTCATGGTTCCGCGTACCGGTCCGCCCGGGTCCAGGGAGGTTCCGGCGACACCCTGCTGGACCAGATATCTGGCGGCTGCCACCTCGGGAATGATCTCCGGGTCGAGCCAGTCACCCCAGCCCCACAGGTATTCCTGGTTGTTCTGGTCGGGGCCGATGGAGGTGCCGAGAATGCGGGCCACCGTCACTGCTCCGGTGTGACCGTCCCGGGTGCGTACCTTCTGCCAGGCGAGCGGCATCGGCACGACACGGGAAACACCGAGAGCACCCGGTTCGAAGAGACGGGTGTTGAACGGTTCCATGGTGGGACGGCCGATGGGGGCCAATGGCCCGCACCACACCGGGCCCAGATGGTCCTGCATCCCCATCAGCGTTTCGGCTGCAGCCACCAGGGAGTGGTGTACTTCGGCACTACCGTGCCCGGGAGGGCCGCCAGTCGCCTTGGTGTGCAGGATGTTGCAGAGACCTTTGGGGTCTTTTGGAAAGAATTCGGCCAGGGCACGAACGCAGCGAAGGAAATCTCCGGGCATGTTCCACCGGATCTTCGCTGCCCCTTTGCCTGCCAGCCAGTACCGCTGCAACTGGAGTGGCATACCCCGAGCCGGGTTCGGATCAACCATTACTGGGTCTCCTCCCAGTGGCACGGGCAGACACATTCCGCGTCACAGAACTTGCAATGCGGATGACCTGGTTCACCTCGGTCATGCTGCGCAGTTCCACACTGATCGTGGCACTCGTGAAGGCAGGCGGTGGAAAGGTACAAATGCTCCACTTCCATGGCTACCCTCCATCCACGATTTCAAGATCACACCGACAGCCTGCCACTTCGTCCACAGATGCCATGGGATCTCCCGGAAAAAGCATAAGGTCCAGACCGACCTGGAACATAGCGGTCAACGGGATCGTCTGCCCGTTAACGCCTCGGTGGGTACTGCGGACCCTGCTGTCGGCCTCCGAGCGCCAGCGTTTCTGCAGCAGCTTCCCGGTGACTCGGCTCTGTTCCATGCCTGCGGCAAGGGTTGCGGCACCATACGCTCGGGTGGTCTCCGTGATGGCGATGACACGTGCACGGTGGGGCCAGTACTCGCTTCCTGTCCATGTCAAGATCCGTTCCACTCTCCCGGCCACCTGCGCGGTGTCGTTGCCCGCGTTGATGGCATCGGTGATCTCGGCGAAAACCAGGTCTGCGGTCTCATCGGGTATGCGGACGAGAAAGTTCTGTGTCTGGGCCAGTTGCGCCATCACGAACGCGTGCCGGGACACGGGGGGGACATCGGAAGCTTGGGACCAGGCCGACAAGGAGATTTTGCCCAGTTCGGTGAGGATGGTGTCGGTTTCCCACGGCACCGTGTAGACGCCACTCGGGTCCGGCATTCCTTTGTAGGTCCGCCACGGCCTCATCACCGCCTCGCGAACCTTGGGCAGCCAAGACTGGAAGACGCTGTTGACAACGCCGAGGAGACTGTTCTCGTCAGCCGACCGGGACATCGAGCAGCCCCCGCTGCAACATCTCGTCCCGGAGTACAATAGGGTCGTGGGGTTTCGCGCTCAGTAGCCGCTGCGTGCAATACCCGTCCAGGGTGTTTCGCAGCGCGGTCACGTCCGCATCCTCAATGCCCATGTGCATAGACAGGGAGGTCAGATGATCCCACGCCCCAGCGAGGAGCTTGCCCGCATGTTCCGGGCCCTCGACTTTGAGTCTGGTGTGCAACAGTTCTGGCTGCACACCCACGACAGTGCCCCGCTGATTGCGGGTCAGGAGCCGTTTACCCGCGACTTCCAGAGCACGAAGTGCTACTGCGTTAGCGACCACGAAGGTGGTCACTGATGGCGGCATCGTCACCGACGCCACCATCCCTTCACCCTCCACGGGTGGTGGTGCACCTTCCGCTGTCGATCCTTGCGGTAGAGGAGCAGGTCCGGTGGGCTGAATCCCTGTTGGCGGAGCAGGTGGCGGAGGCGGACCGGCCCCTGGTGCACCGGCTGCGGGAGCTACTTGCGCATCCGGTGGAAGGATCTCATCCGTGTAACCCGCCGCTTTCCGGACCGCAGGAGACTGAAGAAGATTCGGATCCCGGAGCATCAGTTCCCGGGTGAACCGCATCAAGTCTTCCTCTTCCGACGGCGCATCGGTGATCTTGTAATCGCCTTCGATGAGGACAGTCTCCCGGGACACCAGGCCCTTCTCGTACATGTTCAAGGTGTCCTTCAACCGCTCCGGCCGCACGGTCAGCGGAGCGGTGTCGTACCAGAAGATGAACCGGTCCGGGTCTTCCTTAAGGTGCTTCAATGCGGGCTGAAGATATGCGGTGGTCAGCGCGTCACAGATGCGGGTCATCAACGGCTCGATGTGAATCTTCACCGCCGACTCTTCGATATGCCACGCGGACCAGTGGTTGGTGCCTCCAGTGCCGCCTAGCACTTCTGGCGGAAAGTCCATGGCCGTCGCGAACCGGGAGATGGCCTCCTGGCGAAGCTCCCGGGCCTGCTGAGAAAGTTCAGACGTGAACTGAATCAGTTGAATCTTGCCGAGCGCGTCGGTGGGCATCTCCACCACCGTCGGCATGACACCGGCGGCTGTGCCCTCACCCTTCAGGTGCATCGAACCGACCCGGGACAGGTGGTCGGTCAGTCCCTCCGCGCCGGTGACCTCCCCGTCCTCGTCAACAAACGAAGCCTCTTTCGGGATGGGCAGCAGACCGGCCGAAACCAGACGGGAGTCGATCTGGGCGAACACGAACCGGGTGAGACGTTCGATCTCCCACAGCATCGGCATCGCCGAATGCACCGGTGAGTCAGCCCAGATGTGCCTACGGGGATGCGGGGTCCATACCCGGATGACAATGTCGCCGTCCTCGACGGTGCCCATCGTTCCGTCGGACCACTCGTATCTCAACTGCCCCCGGTAGCGTTTGAACTCGGAGCAGGAGACGACGAACCACTGATCTGGATCCGTTTCAGAGCCAGCTTTACCGACAATGTACGCATCACCGGCAACCGTAAGGTTGAGTCCAAGCATGCGAAGGGCTTCAGCCTTAGCAGGCGGACCACCAAATAGAGTGTCAGCAAGAGCAGCAACCTTCGGCTTCTTGGTTTCTTGCTGTACACGCCCATTCTTGTCCACCTCGGCGACGTAGATCCGGACCCTGGAACAGGCCGAAGCTACCCACGATGCGGCGAAGTGAAGCTCCCCGATGACGTCGTACAGACGCCAGCATTCCTCCTGCCACGTGTTGTCGCCGAACCGGTAGTTGAGCCACGTCTTCTGCCCGGACAGGCTGATCCGGGCGGCTGCCGCCACCAGAGAGTTGGGACTGTCCCGGTGCGGGGAAGGCGTCATCGCATCAGAGACCACCTTGCGCTGACGCCCAAGTGCCATCGGTTACTCCCGGTCCAAGGTCAAACCAGTCACCATCGACGCGGCGAGGATTGCCTCTGCTGCGATCACGTACGGATTCGGGAACAGCACCGCCGGTGGCATGATCGCCGCCGCCACCCAGATACTGGTACACCAGGGACAGTCTACGAAATATGCCGCGACAGACTCTTCGCCCCACTTTCGTCTCACCCACACCCGGTACCGCAGCGCGAGTCTGTCCTCGATCAGAAACCGGGTCACCCGCACTACGGCGAGCGTTCCCAACATCAGACTGATCAAGAGCATAGCCATACTATAAAGGTCCCTTCTGCGCAAGTGGAAGATGTGCCTACAGCCGGGGCAACGGCCCCAACTGACTCAAATCGTAGAAATCAGCGGGAAGACTCAGATCCCCCGCCTTACCGATCTTCATTCTGCGACGTTCACCGGCCATCAGATAAATACAGGCGTGCACCATTGCGTCCAGCCGG